GGAGCTTTTACGCTCGCCCCGAGAGAATACACTCCTTGAGCCGGAAAAGAATAAATTCTCTTCAGAGGGTTTAGCTCTTTTCAAGGAGGGGTCTTGAGACCGGAACGTGTTCTGGTCTCTTTACCTTAGCCGATCCGCTGGTTGCACGGATTGTCCGGCCCGGCTTGCAACCACTGATAGAACACTATGACAAGTAAAGAAAACAAATACCAACTTTCAAGAAACCTAATGGTTTCCGTTAAGTGATATATTGAGTTCTATACTGACAAAGTGAACCATCAAAAGTATAACCAGGCCTGCGAAGAATTCTTCGAGGTGTTTTCAAGATTAATTGAGACCAGAGGAATAAGAAATTCACTCCAATGGGTCAAGAGATCAAGATTACACTGTCTTAGATATCTCTCAGGTCAACCGCTCTTAGTGGTTAAGGGTGTTTCTCTTTCTGAAGGCCTCCCGTCGCAACTTCCGGCGATTGGACTCCTGATAAAAGAAGGATCCCCTGAATCTATAAGAGTGGCTCTGACTATTCTTACTATATCAAGATCTATTTCCTTAAGTCCTCTTCCAGAGACTTCGTCTATTACTGACGCCTGAGTAGGCCAAATCCCAACTAAATGGGAAACCTACAAACCAGCCATCATGCGTAGACTAGGTATTTCTAAAAGAGGGTGCTATTGAAAAAGATTCCATATCAGTACGAAAAGTGGTCCGAATGGTCAAGCGATCATGTCGTCAATGAATGACATTGCGGCCATAGAGAAATGTCCTGGATTACTCAAGGACCTTTGCTCTTTTGGAGGCAAAGCAATCAAAGATTGACTTGAAAGATTGACAGACTATTCTAATCGACCTCAAGCATATGAAGTTATCGGTAAGTGTACTTTCAAATGGGCTGAAAACCCCATTTGTCGGAAACTCACCGCAATTTCAGATGTCGAGGGGAAGACTAGGCTAATAGGAGTTCTTGATTATTGGACACAGACTATCTTAAAACCTCTCCATGATCACTTAAATAGTGTTCTTAGAAAGATTCCAGAAGACTGTACCTTTGATCAATCCTCTTTCTTATCTAAACTTCCAAAGAATGGTCCTTACTACTCTTTCGACTTAACTACTGCTACAGATCGTCTTCCAATTGCTCTGCAAAAGGAGATTATCTCTCACATAGTTGGTCACGAGAGGGCCGAGGCATGAGTCAGAATCTTGACCGATCATGAGTTTCACCTTAAGGATGAAAGGCTGAAGTATTCAGCTGGACAACCTATGGGTGCATACTCTAGTTGGCCAGCGATGGCTTTAACTCACCATGTAATAGTACATCTAGCTGGGAAGATAAGTAATGTCTCTCCAACTGGAAAATACGTCTTGCTTGGTGATGATATAATCATCGCAGATTCCAAAATTGCCCAAGCGTACAAGGAGCTAATGTCAGAACTCTGTGTTCCTATAAGCGAGGAGAAGACTCTTGTCTCAAACGAGACATTTGAATTCGCCAAGCGAATCGGGCACAAAGGTACTGAAGTTACTCCCTTCCCTCTACCCGCAATTCTGACTACCTGGAAAAGATATTTTCTCTTACAGAATAGTATAGAAACCGCGAGAACGAGGGGGTATAGGATCGACCATGATAAGGAGCAGATTGCTATTCTAAATATATTATCGAGATTAGGGAAGCCTGGGCAAGCCCAGAGAGTCCTTAAGCTCTTTAATGTATTCGACAATATGATTCGTAAGGACCTTTCACAGGAAGTTAGAATTGGGCAAGTGTACAAGTACATTTGTGCAACCTGGCAACCTATAAAAGGCTCCCGCTTAGTTGTAACTGAGGAAAACCTCAAGAACTTCTATCGGGACCTTATTAGTCAACATATCCAAGAACAGCTTCGTAGCACGTTATACGATAATACCGCACTCGTTTTTAAATTGGAGGGATATGAGATTTACGAGATGAAAGCCATGTATCTTGGTGACAGCTCGTTATCTAAATTTTCCTTCGATTTACTAAAACCTCTGCACCCTTTATTTCACTATGTTGGGAATATAAGAGAACTTGTCAACCCCATAATGGATAAATTAGATTCCACTGATGAGGCTGATGATCAACTTACTATTCTTAAAGAATGTGAACTTGAATTTCCGAGGTTAAGCATTAAAATGCTTAACACCCGAAACTTCACGCGTGTACTGTCTACACAAGCAAGGCTTGTGAAAGCAATAATAGCTATGGTTAGAGGTAATGAGAACTATCTAAGGCAAAAGTTAAACATAGAACTGTTATACCTTGATGACTAGCTTTGTCTAGTAGTCTTATATCACTCCTCTCTAGAAGCAGACTTCGGTCTGTTGAGGCAAACTTCGGTTTGCTCCGGCTTTAGAGAGTGTATTCGTCCGGGGGGCTTCCCCC